AATAGATTTACTTCAAACATCTCGCAATCGTTTTAAATTTCCAAGCAATAAACTAGACTATGTAGCACAAGCTCTTGGTGTAGGTGAAAAGGTTAAGCACATAGGACATGAGCTTTGGATACGTTGCATGAATAAAGACCCAGAAGCATGGGAAATGATGAAGAAGTATAATAAACATGATGTAGTGATATTAGAACGTGTATATGAAAAAATGATAGGATGGATACCAAATCATCCTAACCACAATCACTTCTCAGAAGAAAGAGTATGTCCAAGTTGTGCAAGTCATAAAGTTCAACAACGTGGTTATGCAGTATTAACTGCTGGAAAGTATCCAAGATTCCAATGTCAAGATTGTGGCTCTTGGTTTAGAGGTAATAAAAAATTAACCACAAACAAATCAGAAAAATTCGTCAAAATATAGGAATATCTATGGAACGATCAGAAGTAGAGATTATCTGCAATCACATGCTAGGTAGAACTATCGTATCATGTGAAGCATTACATGGCGATAGCACTATTGTTATAGAGCTAGATGATGACTCTATTATTGAAATAAGTGGTGAAGAATTATCTCTATATGGTGAATTAACACCTAGAGATGATTAAACACAAATTATAATACCATTAGAGCCAACCTGACAGACTGTTACAGATCCATCAGGTGCTAATATCGTAGTAGTTTGACTAAAGGCTTTTTCTGTTCCAAATATTGCTAACGCAACCATCACAAGACCAAATAACCAATATATTTTACTCATCATCAAACCTTTCTAAAATAGCTTCTACTTCAGGTGGATTGACAGCATCTTCATCTTTAGTAGCTTCTAATAGTTTATTCTTATACCAATCAGACTTTTCTAAATCTTGTTGTGGGTTATCTTTAAACGGATAACGTAAGTCATATTTGAGCTTACATCCTTTTAGATACCCAATATATTCTTCTTTTGTTAAGCGACTCTTAATCACATCTATTGCCTCTATACCACCCACTAAATAATGTGGAGGTCTATTCACCATATCTACCATATCTATCCCCTTATAAAAAATAAATCAATCAACTGATACGTGCCATAAAAAAAACCTATTATACTACCAATTATTAATGCGTATATAATCCAATCAATTACTTTTAATATCCTGTCCATTTACCATACTCTCTTCCTACAGTTACAGATATATAATTTCTATTTTTAAAACGTTTATCTAGTTCTTTACTATAAGTCCATTTAGGTAAACTAAAATATCCTTGACTTTCTAAATACTTTAATCTTGTCCTATTGGTTACGCATTGTTGCACAATTTCTTTAATGCTGCAACCAGGATGTTCATCCATGTATTTAATAATAAACTTTGCTTGTCTTTGGTCGTCTAGTTTAGTGTACATCTTTTACTCCATGAGCTTTTTCTATAAGCCTAGCAAATCTAAATATTCTGTCAAGCGTTAAAACAGCATTGCCATTTCCAAATGCTTCTTTATATGCCTTAATAATTTCTTCTTGTGTAAGTGGTTTAGAGTCCACCATGTGCCTCCGTTAATCTTTTACTATCATATTTTGACAATCCTTTATATTCTTCTACAGGTTCACCAGGAAACAATGGTGTTATCTTAATATGGTGCGTTGTATTTTTTAAATCGTTTAAATATGATAATTGGTTCGGATGAAATGACCATAAATAAGACTTCTTTAGGTCACCAGACTTAACATCATACTCTTCATAAAGCCATGCTACAGGTTCTTTTTTAGCCATTAGTAAAACACCATCCTTCCTATGTGGGTTTTCTTCCTTTTTCCAAACCATACTTTCTTTGGCGGTATTGAATCATCATGGAAGTATAAAGCATTTGCAACCGGATTTGCATATTTATTGTAAATAATCGTATCAATAACCAAAAGTTTAGTCTCCAAATACGCTTTTTCATTAACTGGACTGTGGGACTGATCTTGCACAGCAAACTGATTATCAGCATAAACAACACCGCATACAGAATTACCCCAAAGACCAGAATGTAACCTATTACGTATAACATTAATGACTCCAACTTTTTCCTCCAATGTTCTTGTATTAACTTCGTGGTAAACAGCCGTGGCATAACATGCTACGTCTAGTTCTAAATGATGTATATCCATTACAGTTCTTTCATGGTTTTCTTGTGTCTAGCAATACCATATAAGCGTATAATTCTATTACAAATCTAAAAGAAAGGAGAACCGCTATGTGGACATCACCAGCAGCAACAGAAATGCGTTTTGGCTTTGAAGTAACAATGTACGTAATGAACAAGTAATTGTTATGCAATGGGGATGCTCCTAGAAAGGAACATCCTCATCTGCACCTTCAACAGCAGGTTTACTTCTAGCTTCACCCTTAGCTTCTGCTATTGCTACAGAACCGCTAATAAACTTACCATTAGCACCTTCTCTTACCCAACCTGATAAAGTAAATTCAATACCATCTACATTTAACTTACCTCTATAGTCTGGTCGTTTAGGATTATCTCCCTTGTCGTTCTTGTTTAACGTAAACGTGTTTGTTTTATCATACTCAGCCATATATTACCCCTTTAGTTTTAAAATTGTTTGATCTACTTCGTCTAGGAACTTAACCACTTCAGCTTCTAGTTCTGCAATATAATCATTATCCCTGTCAACCCTAGAAACAAAGAGCTGTAATTCTACAGGGAAATTAGGATTATAGCTAACAAAATCTACCCACTTAGCACCAGTACAAGCTAACTGCCATTGCATCTGTGGTATATATTTACTAGGAACTGATTTACTCATAAGCGTATTAGTATGGGTTGTTTCTATAGGACATTTAATCTCTATAAGACCTGCATACTTTCCTTCTTCTTCTGCATTTACTGCACCATCAGGACTAGCACCACTATTCTTAATAACAGGATGGTCAAAGAAACCTACTTCTGTTACAGATACCCCTCTAGTTTGCATATAAAGCTCTCTAGCAGCACTTTCTCTTTCAATCCCATCTAACATAGCCTGATTGACAAAACTATCTCCTTTCTTGCCTGTAAGACGTTCTGATACCAATTGAACAAGGTAGTTTTGACGTGATGTAGATACGCCTGTTTTAGTCTTGGCGATAACATCCGATATTCTGGATGCTGTCACCTTGCCTAGTCTTTGTTGAAACCACTCATCTGTACGCTGTTCTATCATAGAAAGTCCTTACTAGATACAGCCTTTAGAGTTGGTTGTTCTGACTCTGGAATGTCTTCACCGCTATAGATGTATAAGCCAATACCATGTAATGCAATAGCCTTAGCTAGGCATCTTTGCATAGCTGTATTAACTGCCATAGCATCTGGATTAGGAATAGCTTGGTTTCTAAAGTTAAGCACAGGTAATTGTGATGTCATAGACTTGCCAAACGCATGGACTGTGCAGAATACCATAAGTGTTTCACCAAACTGTTTAGGTTCGCCATAAGTCCATGTTGCAGTTGGGTCTTGCTGTAGAAGAGTATCCACAGCCCAAGCCCATGATAAATATGATAGACCATTCTTTTTCTCAATGTGGTCTGATACATTAATCTTACGTAGTTCATTATAGTTCATTTTTGCTCTCTCCTCTTGTTGATGTTGTTGCATCATTACTTGATCGTAGTGTTGTTGTTGACTCATTTGCTCTCTCCCATTTATCGTTATCTAATTTAAGTTCATCATTCAATCGTTTAAGTATATCTGCTATATGCTCTAAACCATTCGCCATATTATATACCCCCAAAAAACAAAAAAGAATAGCCATATCCACTTATTCATATTGCACCTGCTAACTTACCCATAACCCATATACATAAAGCTACATAAGCCCAAAAAGCTATTGCAGTAATAATCATTGTTTTAATACTCATGTTTCTCTCCTAAAAATTAAATACTACAATAGTTATATTATATGTATTATAATTAATGTCAAGCACTTTTTCCAAATATCTTTAACAATTTTACTTGACAAGTATATTTAATAGTGCTATAATTCTATTAATTCAATAAAAGAGGGGTTTATATGACGTTAGAACAAGCATTATTACACTTTAATAATTCTCGTAGGGAACTTGCTGAGGCACTTGGAGTTTCTACCCAAGCAGTTCAATATTGGTCTGATGATGGTGAAATACCACAGTTAAGAGTATATCAGATTAATGAAATTATTGCCAAGAGAGAAAAAATATGAAATATAGGATAGTAAATTTTCGTAAATTTCAGAATTTCCATGACAGAAAACCACCATGGGTTAAATTATATAGAGATTTATTAGACAATATGGATTGGTTTATGCTAAGTCCAATGGCTAGTAAAAGTCTTATAAATTTATGGCTATTAGCTTCTGAGTCATTTGGAAATTTGCCTGATGACTTTGAAATTGCTTTTAGATTAAGGTTAAACAATAAAGAACTTGATTTAATTATGAAAGAGTTAATAAAGTTTAACTTTGTTGAAGAAGGACAATATGATCTAAAAGGTTCTGAAGATATGTCTATAAATGAACGTATTAGAGAAACTAATGGTTTTTCAAGTAGATATATTAAAAATGAAACTAAGACACAAGTATTAATTAGAGATAATCATAAATGCCAAACATGTGGGTCAAATGAAAGGTTAGAATTTGACCATATTATTCCTGTATCTAAAGGTGGTTCATCTGAAGCTGATAATCTTCAATTGTTATGTAGGTCATGCAATAGAAGTAAAAGAGCATTGTCCAAAGATGAGTTTGCTACGCAAAGCACAGAAAAAAGCTACGATAGTCGTAGCCTAGAGACAGAGACAGAGGCAGATACAGAGAGAAAGAAACACCAATATAGTGATGAGTTTGAAAAGTTTTGGAATACATTTCCTCCTAATCCAAGAAAGTCTGGTAAGGTTTATGCTTACAAAATTTGGAAAAGAAAAAAATTAGATGAGAAAGTTAATGACATTGTTAAGCATTTGCTTATAATTAGCAACTCTGACCAATGGAAAAAAGATAAAGGAATGTATATACCAATGCCTTCAACTTATTTAAGTCAAGAAAGATTTGACATGGAAATTCCTAAACAACGTAACCCATGGGATAACGCAAAATGAAAATTGGAGAAGCATTAGATAGATTAACAATTAGTAAAGAAACTATTACTGAATATTTTGATAATCAATATGGTTCTAGCGAGTTCTTAGTAAAAGACACTTCAGTTTTTACAGAGGATGTTGTTAAATACTTTTCAGAAGAAATGTCATCTGGTAAGTCTTTAGGGTTTGTTAAGAGTGAACAAGATTTTAGAGTAAGACCATCTGAACTTACAGTTGTAACCGGTGTTAGCTCACATGGTAAAAGTCTATGGCTTTCACAGGTCATATTAGCTCTCATGGGTCAGCAAACTAAATGTTTGATTGCTAGTTTAGAAATGAGGGCTGTACTTACTATCAGCAGAATGATCCAGCAAACTTTAAAATCTACAGACCCTACAGATGATTTTATTAGAAAATTTTGTAATCGTGCATCTGACAAATTATGGATATACGACCAAACAGGCAGCACTACCACAGACGATATGATAGCAACATTGTATTATGGCAAACACGTTTTGGGAGTTGAAGTATTTGTTATAGACAGTCTAATGAAAATGAGTGATATATCTGAAGACAATTACGAGAAACAAAAATTGTTTATAGATAGACTTGCTACATCTTGTCGTGATTTACAAATACATATATTCTTGGTTGCACATACTCGTAAGATGGCAGATGAAACATTAGCACCGGATGCTACGCACATTTTAGGCTCAAGCCATATTCGTAATTTATGCGATAACATCCTATGTGTTTACAGATGTAAGAAGAAAGAACGTGATATTGAAAGCGGTGAAAAAACTGCTGAAGAATTAAAAGGTGTTCCTGATTGTGTGGTATATTTACAAAAACAACGTAACTATCCTGTTGAAGGCAGTTGGGGATTTTATTTTGACCAAAAAGGATTACGTTACAAGGAGAGTCCATGACCATAAATGACTTTATAAAAGAATGTAAAAAGCTGTTTGGAAATGATATAGAATACAAAGCAACTTCTAAAGACGGACAAGTATTTAAAACGAAAGGATGGAGAGATGATAAAGTGGGCATTAACCAAAGACAATTTACCAATGTTAGTAGAGAAGTTAAAAACA